AGTTCCACACCCTAGCATCACTGGCATGGCTTCAGGCCTTGCCATAGCAGCATATCTAAACGCTGGAGAAACCGTAACAGGTTCTTTTGGTAAAACTTCAGTTACTGAGGGAGTGATAAAAGATATTACAGACGGTCAATTAGGTACCGCATTCAGTACCCTTTCAGGTAACGCAATCGATATGATTGGTAGCGATGCTGGAAGAAAGACGTTAGTTACTGCTAGCCTTGTTGCAATGCTCGGAGCATTCGCACGAAGCAGATTCCCACAACTAAAACTCGGAGGAAGTAAACTTTACTTCAGGATATAAAATGGTAACCACCACGATACAGAGAAGTTTTGATAGCACGCCCACGGATAAAGAATATTTTTCTTTAACCGACAATATGAATAGTAGCAACCTTGGTAATATTCAGGTTCCACAAGGATCAACTAGAATATCTAGGGTCGATTGTGCCTTTGACGGATTTAATGCAAAAGGATATCAGGTAGTTTGTCGTTTGCTTGGATCTAATATGTCAGAGCAAAACTTTACCATTATGGGAATAGCTGGAGATACAGCCGACGCGGCATGTGCAGTCGGTTTTAATTCTGTTCCCGTTGCCTTCGGTATATCTGGAGTTAACAATATAGATTTACAGATTGCAATTCAGGTAAGTGGTGGCGGTAGTATGGCTGCTTCGTCTGGTTCTGTAACGCTTTACTTCGAGTAAGCCTTGCATGGCTAAAAAGCGAATAGCAACGTTTCTCGGTCCTCAGTTAGGACTTTCCGTTCTGGGTGAGCATGCTTACGCATATTCTGGGGTTGTAAGTGTTGGGAACTCGGAAACGGATATGCTTAATTTTCAATCAGAAAATAATTATATGGTTTGTAGCTGGTTTGCTAACTTTAACCAATTAACAAGCGATCCTATCGCAACTGAAGACTTTAGGTTTGTTCTTTATTTGAATGGGCTTCAGATTGCCATGATGGAAACCGCAGATTCACAGTCGGCAAGTAGAAACATGATCCAAGATATAATAATTCCCCCAAATACGAATGTAAGGATCACAGGTAGGAATTATACGGGAAGTGTTACGGAGCCTCTCGGTGCTGTTATCACTGGTAGACTTTATGCATGACCCTAGCCGCATCTAAATCAGTCTCTAGGGCTAAGGGTGGTAATATTTACGGCTGGAGTGGATCTAAAGCCCTCACTGCATCAGCTGTCACACTTCTCGATTATACCAACCCTTCAGCATTTTATTTAACTAGAATAACTTTAGGTGTTGATTGGTCAGGGATCAGTGCAACGGAATTTATATCCTATACGATCAATGTTGATGGTGTGGCCTTATTTGTTGAGAAAACAATAATCACGGCTGATAACCTAGGGACTCAGCCCAAAATGTTTGAATTCATGATCCCGCCAAATTCAACAGTTAAGGTTCAGGCCCTACAGAGTAATGATAATGGATTCATTACGTGCATCTTAACGGGGTATCGGGTATGAAAAAGAAATCTGCAGTACCACCAGATTTTGAGGAGTTAATGAAAGGTATCGATTGGAATAGATACTTACCGGCTGTAGTTGGTATTATGCAACCTATTGTTATTTTCGGTGCTTGGTTGGCTTTCTCCAAAATGGATAATAGAGCTGATGCCCTCTCTAAACTTATTACACTAGCAGAACCTATCCCTACTTTAGATCTGAATATTCCGCCACCGGTTGTCTTGGCTTCTTTGTATCATTCAGTGGATGAACTAGCCGACATTATTGAACAGGTTATAGAATTCATTGAAGATTTAGAAATACCTTCAGCTGAAGAAATTATAAAAGATATTAAAGAAGAACTTTTACCAGATCCGATAAAAGGTGCTGACCTTATTTCAGACTTTAACGATTGTGTGAACGGTTATGAAAGAGATACTCCAAAACTTTTACGAAACAAATACACAAAATCAATATATGTCAATACTTGTTTGTTGAGAAAGGGTTGGGGTTCAAAAGCAATTTTAGAAATAATTAGAGAGAAGCTTGAATGACCGATCAAACCTTTTACGTCATTTGGATATTGAGCTTTTTTTTATACTTTACAATTTATACCTTATGGATACCGCTAAAAACTCAGAAAAAAATAGAGTCTTGGTTGAAAAGTGCAGAATCTGACGAAACCCTCCTAATGTCTCTGGAAGTGATCACTAAAAAAATTAGAGAACAGATGTTAATCGATTTTGAGGAATTTATGCTCCCTCAAGCGAGAGAGAACCTGCAAAAGTTTTGGGCTGGAGCAATGGGCAACGCTGCGAAAGAATTGAAAGGTTCTGAAGAAGGTTCTAATTTGTCTTTGTTGCATAATATAACTCAGGATCTAAGTGGTCAGCCTTGGTACGTTCAAGCCCTAGCTTCTAAAATGTTGCCCATGATCACTGAAGCAGTCAAAACGCAGCCAGAACGCACAACGGACGCAGCAGTACGCATGGGATTGCAGAAATAACGCACCTACAACGCACTACAGCGCACCAAACTCGCTTTTTAAACCCCATCCTACCCCACCTTATCCCCTCGTCCTCATTCTTTCTTTAAATGAAATGGGTTGAAGAGCTAGAGATTCTTAATAACTTTCTGACAATCAAAACAAATTGTTAAGTGTTCATTGTATCTATTTGTACGCAAGTGATCTACATTACGTAGACATATATTACAGCGTCGGTTCATTCTTTCTTTTCTCCAAACTCGGCCCAAGGCAAGTCAAAAAAGTCTTCATGATTTATTGAACATGCTAAAGTTCCTATCATAAAATCTACATGGTCAAACATATGCCAAGGTTGATTATCACCATCTAGGTCAAAGTGTTTCTTTAGATGTTGTTTAATCTTATAGACTTCACAACTAACTTCAAACAGTTCGTCTACTTCAACCACGTTTAGCCCCACAAAGAATACGAACCATCTTCTCTACGTTCTAAGGTCCATATAAATTCTGGATCGTTCCAGCATGCTACAAACCCTTTGTTAGTTTCTAGCATCAATGGTAAATCTTTGCGTATTACTTCTGCTGTTGTTTCCCATGTTACTTCTAGACCCTCTTTAGAAAGAGAGTAAGAAGAATGAGGGTGTTTAAGGATAGTCAAGGAAAGAGACCATTTAGATTTACCATGATCACCATAACCTGTATCCCATTCACTTTCAAATTGCTCCGGTATGGATCCTTTTACAAACTCACATACTTCACTAGGTTGTAATTGCTTAAACCTAGGCGTGCCTCCTAACTCAAATTTCTTATCATTCTTCAAGCTCATCATATAGTTACGGTAATTCTGCTATATAATAATTTCTAAATAGCACAAACAGTTATATAACGGATTAAACATTATTCGCTAATGCCAGTGGGACTCTACACTAGGAAAGGTAAGAATGGTCGAACGATGTATTTTAGGAATGGCAAGCTCATCAGCAAGGCATCGTATAGTACCTCACGCAAACGTAAAAGTTCAACCAGAAAAGGTCAGGTTCGCAAAACCTCTCGCCGAGCCTACACTAGAAAGAGATCTACTGGCAATCCAAGGAGAAAATATATGAAAGCAGTTCCACACCCTAGCATCACTGGCATGGCTTCAGGCCTTGCCATAGCAGCATATCTAAACGCTGGAGAAACCGTAACAGGTTCTTTTGGTAAAACTTCAGTTACTGAGGGAGTGATAAAAGATATTACAGACGGTCAATTAGG